TAAGCGGCGCCAAAAGGGCAGCCTGTCGCTCCCGTAAGATGTGTTCAAGGTTCTCTGCTCCCTCGCGATCGAAGGGGAAGCCGTTCCGTTCCTGCTGCGCCATGAGCCATGCAATTTCATGCTCTAGTTCTATGGCACGCTTGGAATAACTTCCTTTTGTCAACCGCTTGTATAGGGCCAAGGTGACCTGCACGTCCTGTTTGCAGTAATCAAGCATCTCAGGACTGTAAGTCTGCCATGCCCCCTCCTGCTCTCCATACTCTCCCTTATACTCTCCGAGACGATAGCCCCACGCTTTGAGGCTGTGCTTCTTGTAGAGTTTCTTCGGGAGCTTGTCTACTCTCATAAGGCCGAGATCGGTCTGCTCTAGGTTGGAGTAGATCAGACGGGACAGAATGAGTGTGTCTATGACAAGAGGACGCTTTTTACGGGAGACAACAAAGTAAGGATAGAGCTTGCTGAGAGCGGGGATATCAAAGTTGATGATGTTGTGGCCCCCGATCGGTATGCCATGCTTTAAGGCATCCATCAAGCGTTCGACACCCTGATGAACCTGCGCAGGCCCATAACCCTCAATGACACCTGTGTCGGTGTCGCAGATTGCCATACAGTGCAGTACCGTGGTCTCATCTAAGAGACCGTTGGTCTCAATGTCGAAGAGGAGCATAAGCTCACCCCTTCGTCATGCGAATGTTGAGCTGTTCGATCTCGCGCGTGAGGCTGTCCCGTTTCAGATGAATCCGTGCCTCTGCGACACCGAGCTCATGCAGGAGCCCTTTGCGGATGGAGATGCAGCGCCGGATATAACCGAGCCGAAGGTCTCGCATACGCTCGTACCAATAAAGAAGAATCTCGCAGCACTTCTCACAAAAACGAATCATAAACATATTCATCTCTCCTTTGTCTCTTGAATGTTGGTTACTTGATGTAGTACCTCTTGGCCGCCTCCTGCTGTCTGCCGTCTGAAAAACTGCTGATGCGCCGAAGGTAGCCAATGATGCGGGTGCCATAGTCAAGGTCAGTGCTCCCGCAATGCCTGCATGTGTCCCGCGTCTCAGGGTCAATCTTACCGCAGGTGTTGCAAATGGTGCATTTCGTATTGGTTGTCCAATAGGGAACGCCGTTCTTGCGGCAGAGGTCGAAGATAAGAAGGGCTTGATTGAGGGACATGAGCTGCTCCAAATTAAGGTGCAGTGCACTCCCCCCATCGAGGTGACTGGTGATCTCTTTACCATACATCTCGATCTTGTCAAGGATCGTAAGCTCCCTGTCCTCTACGCGGTAGAAGTAGGAGTTGTAGCAGTCTCGCCTTGCTTCATAGCCGGCCTCTTTGTCCCACTTAGCATTCTTGACGCCAAGATTCTCAGCGGGGACGAACTCGGTGTTGAAGCGGTAGCCATACTTTCGCAGGGCTTCTTTGTTCTTATCCTTGAAGATGATGAGCATCTGGGTGAGGAATTTTTTATAATCATCGTCGTTGCTGATTTCATAGCCCCAGTGCTCTGCTCCCTCTACGACGCCGTTCAGCCCAATGGTGAGGAACTGGCGGGAGATGTCCATGTAGCCCGCTGTGTAGGCGGGGAGCATTCCTGCGGCGATGTAGTCCTCGTAGACCATACGGGATGCGATGAGATACTGGTGAACGCGGTCAATAAGGTGGTGAAGTCCATCCCATGTTCCATCCTCCCACATAAAGCGGTGTATGTTGATGGTGATAACCTGTGCGCTGCCTGTGATGACGCCACCTGCACCAAGAGTGTAACTGAATGTGTTGTCTGCAAGCTCATTCCGGAGACGGCAGCAGGAAGCAAGAGAATCAACGCTGTCGCTCATGTAGACAAAAAAGCTGAGACCCCTGCTCATGAAATTTGCGCAGTTCCAACGGAACGCTTCATCAGCGAAGCCGTCCTTTGTTGTGAGTAGGCTTGCGGTAAGCACTGGGAAAGTCAAAAGCTCTTTCTGTCTCTCCCTCCTGAACCACTCCATGAAGAAGACCTGCAAGTCCCTTGTGCTCTGCATGTCAACCTGTGTTCCATCAGGATAATAAAAGACGCCAAAAAGCTCCTGCATGTAAGGTGCATCAAGAACGCTGATGTTCCAGAATACGGATTGATCGCCCCTCGCGGATGCCGGCTGATTGAGAGCATAGACGACGCCTTGAAGTTCCTGTTCAATCTCCTTCTCATGAGTTTCAAGATAATCTTTGCCGTAGGTCTTACGGGCAAAGTAGTCAAACATATGCAGGAACTCTACCGTTGCAACAGCACCGGCGAAGTTGCTCGCAATCTGATAGACAAGATTCACGAAGCCGCCACAAAAGGACTGAAGATTCTTTGGAGGGCCGGAGACGCCTCCGAGGCTCTTTGTCCCCTCCAATAGAAAAGGATAGAGGCTGATGGAGGCACAGTAAGGTTTGAGACTGGTCTCGTCATGAACGTAAATCAGATGATCTTTAAGGTCTTTGAGATAGTCCTCAACTGCCCTCTCCCCAAACATCTGACGCAGCTTCTCACAGACCTTCGCTCGATTGATCTGGCTGGTGAGAGGCTTGTAAAGCTCTGCCTCCAAGGTGGCAAGTGTCTTATGCGTGACGTTGGCGTTGCTGTCAACCTCGCTGCCGGACGCTGCGTTGGTGGCATTGATGTAGTTATCTATAAAGGACTGTCTGTCCTGAAGCTGCTTCGAGGTTAGCTGCATAATGCTCCTTTCTGTTTGTCTTGAAAGAGGTAAGTCCTGTCATGGAAACGAGTACGTACACAAAGGTAGGTGTCTGTCCTATCCATGCATATGTACTCCTCTACCTCATAAAAGCGTTGGTTGGTCCGGGGGTTATCTAGTCCTCCGTATTCTTCCTTGTAACTCCCTGTTTTCAGCCATGAAATACTAGCTACTTTTGCAATCTCTTTGTCATACTCCTCATCATCTGAACCGGAATAAAGACAAACAGGAAGAATACAACTAAGACGCCGAAGGAGTGTAACAAGGTCATGCTTGCTGATACCGTTGGTCGTACCACCCATAATAAGGATGGCATTCGCCCCCTTCGCCATCTGCTCCTCGGCAATGCCCTCAAGCTCCTCTATTGGTGTGGTAGCAAGCACCTGCTGTTCGCTGAGATGCGGACTATGGCACCCGGCACATCCCTGCGTGCAGTTGCCTAGTTCAAAATAGACGGCAATACGCCCGGGGATTTCGTTCATGGTAATGCCACTTGCTACAAGTGGAACTAGAATGGACAATCTGCGTCCTCTCCTTTCTCCTGTACCTCCTCTATGTCGAGGGGGTCAATCTCTTCCAAACGATTGGTCTTTTTGTTAAAACGTACTTTATCTGCGAGGCCTGTGTTGCCTGTGAAGCGGCACTTCAGATCACGCAAACGTAGGGTGTTGCGGTCATCTTCACTCTCTGCCTGCTGATCACGCTCTAGGGCGATGATGGTATCAGGGAGTTGTTTAAGGCTGCCGCTGCCACGAAGGTCATCCAGTGTGATGGTGCCTCCCTGCTCGAATGGGCAGGACTTTGTATCGGTCTTGCGGAGATGGGAGACAACAATAATACCTGCTTTAGTCTCCTCTATGAGGCTCCGAAGGGCTGTCATAAGGCGATCAATGGTCCGGCGCTCATCGACCGAAGTATCATCCATCGCTGTCACCGCTATGGTGATATGGTCTAAGACAACAAAGTCACAGCCCCCGGTGACAATCATGTAACGAATCTTGTCAAGAAGGTTGTCGCTCTCAATGCTGCCAAAGTGGTCGTAGAGGAGGATGCCCCCATCACCGAATACCTCGTTGTAGTGCTCCTCGATCTCAGTCTTGATTTTGTCATTCCACATGAGATGCAACGGCTTACTAAGATGGATGGACATGAGGTCACGCAGGGTTTTCTTCGGGGATTCCTCTAACATCACCATGCCAACCTTCAGCCCGTCGCGCATATGTAGGGCGTAGGCAAGCTCCCGGGCCATTGTGGATTTCCCGATGCCGCTCCCGGCTGTTAAAAGCAGAAGCTCCCCCTTTCGGATACCATGTGTCATGCGGGTCAGTTCGGGTGCCCACGGAAAGACATAACTCTCTATGTCTGCATCATCTGCAAGGAGTGTACTGAGCATGTCCTTTGCATTGTGGATGCCGTCAGGCCGATATTCTTCAGCGTTCCATATAGCCGACACGATATAGTCAGGGTGTCCGGCAAGAAGGCATTCGTTGGGGTCTTTAAGCGGCAGATGTCCGATCTTCAAACGGCCCGGCGGCAGGATTCCGCTGAGCTTCTTGACTGCCTTTTGTCCGGCTTCGTCCTCGTCAAAGATGACGACGATCTCCTCGAAGCCTAAGAGCCAATCAAGGTTCTCACGAAATATCTTATGTGCACTCTGGCAGCCGAAGGGAATGGAGACAACAGGATATTTGTTCCCCTGCACCTGCGACACGGTAAGGCAGTCGATCTCGCCCTCTGTGATGACGAGCTTTCGCCCGCTGTGGAAGAGGTGCTGCCCGAAGAAGCGATGCTGCTTCTCGCCCAAGACACAAAAGTTTTTGTCTTTGTCCCGGGTCTTTTGGAAGATAATACGCCCCTCGTCACCGTAGTAGTTGGCGACTTGCAGGGGGTTGCCATGATTGTCCCGTGTGCATGTGTAATGGTATTTGCGGCAGGTGTCCTCGCGGATGCCGCGTGCTCTGAGTGCACGATACTCCATATCTCCCATCGGGATAAGTCCCTTGGGCATGGGTGCGTTCCTCCTTCCTCCTCCGGTTGGCGTCCACTTCTCACAGACAAAACAAAAGGTGTGGTCTGTGTACTCTGTCATGCCGTCGCTGCTCCCGCAGTCGGGGCATGGGAGGTGGGCATTAATGATGTCTGACATAACCCCTCCTAGTAGACGGGTGCGACGTTGTGCTCCCGTGCGATGGTGTCAATAGCGGCGCGTTGGAGCGCTGTGCTCTGCCCCTCAGGTGCTCCCATAAGGAGGATGCAGATGCTGTCCTGCCATCCCTCAATGGAGGGGTCGGCATGCTGCGTAACGGGAATGCCCGCCTCGGCTCTGCCATCCGGGTGGATGATGTAATGAAAGCCAACGCTGAACCACCCGTCTCGCATGACGTGCTTCTCATACTCTTCGAGCGGGATGTCAGCCATACTGTAAGTAATGTGGATTCCTTTGGTTACATCACGCTCCTTAAATTGTAATCTCTGTGGGTTCATATTCACTTCTCTTTCTTTTTGGTCTTATTCATCAGCCCTGTTGTGTCCTTCGTTGATTCAGCGAACCATGAGGCAGGGATAAGTTTTGCTGCATAGCGAAAGCCATGCTTCTCACACCAATCTGCATAGGTTGTGCTGCTGCCTTTATATAGCTTGTGTTTAGGGCTGCTGAATACGAACCGTATGTCAAGGTGCGGATATTGTTTTTTGATAAGCAGGTGCTTCTGCCGATCGGCGGTCTCAAAGAGGCCCTTTGCCTCGATGATGATGCCGTTGGATAAGACAAAATCAGGGGTGTAGGTGTGGACGCTCTCGGGGATGGTATAGGACAGCTTGCGCTGCTCGTAGACCTCTTTCTTCTCAATGGTTTTGATCTGTGCTGCAATGCTGTCCTCTAGTCCCGAGCGATGCCCGCGGGAGGGCTTATAGCTGTACCTCCCGCCTGCTAGTCTCCTCAGAAGTCGTCATCCTCTCCGGGAGCTGCCTCGTCATCGTCGAAGGGTGTAGGCTCTGCGGGAGCCTTGTAGGTGTAACCCTCCTCCACAGCGAATCCAAGGGAATCACCGGAGACAGAACCCTGCTCACGGAGCTCAATGATCTGTACGCCCGTGAGGCGCAGAGACACACCGTAGTTCTTGTCATTCATCCAGTACGGCATGAGCTCATATGCAATCCGACCGCGCGTACCGCTGCCGACGCTCGTCAGCTCTGCGCCAATCTCTTTGTTGGTAGCATCAAAGATGGGGACACGGCGCACCCAATCCCCCTTTTTGGTCTGGATGACGCGTTGCATCTTAAATTTAAAGTACTCCTCATCCTGATAGGTACTGAGACCATTAGCGTAGTCGTACTTGTACTTGTGCTTTTTGCCTTCCTCGCTCTCCTTGAACTTCTGCCACTCTGCATCAATCTCTTTGAGCAGGCGCTTCTTGTCGGCCGCGCTCGGCTTGAAGGAGACGGAGAATTTGCCGGTGTCCTTGCCCTGAAATTCCTCGGTGTCGAGGAGGTGCGGGAAGTTGAACTCACCGATGCCGGTCGTGCCGGTCTTGTAGGTTGTCTTTGCCATAATGATGTTTTCCTTTCTTGCTGTGGATTATTTTTGCGAAGAGGTTTTCTCTTCTCCTTGTGTACCACCTGCGGGAGCCTTGCCTTTTCGGGGAGGTACACGGCCAATGTCCGTATAGACAGCAAAACTGCCATCCTCAAAGTGCACACGCACTTCGCTCGGATAGGTAGTCTCATTAAAACGAGCCACCGGATAGATGAAGTCTGTCCGCTGCGGGTGCAGATGCCGTTTCTCGCATCGTTCAGCATCGGACTGCAGAGCAAACTCCTCCCCGCAGCATTCACATACATACTTTTCAATCACTCTCATAACGTCAGCTCCTCTCCTTTTACACTCTGATGGAGCCACACGGCATACTGCAGTATCTTTGCAGTCTCCTTGGTAGGGGCATCCTTCTTACCGAGACGGGAGACATACTTGATGATGTTGCCGCGAAGAAAGCCTTCAAATGCCTCTTTGCTCATCTGAGCCTGCATAAGCTGAATAGGCTGTACTTCACCCTGATAATGTTTGTCTA